GATGACTGATAACGGATACGCGAAGGCGCAGGCGGACTACGACGCGCAGATGCCACCAGAGTTCGATCTGGCACCGATCCCGACGCGCGTGCTGCGGGCGGTGGTGTATCTGACGTATGACGGCAGCGACGCCGAAGACGAGGACGATGAGGGAGTCGAGGGCGAGGCGTCGCCATGGATGATGGAGCAAGACATCCAGCGCGTGCTGAGCCCGAAGGACTGGCTCGGCGGGCTGAAGTTCAACCGGATGCATTATTCAGCGGACAATATCGAAGTGGTGGATGCCGAATGGATGAGCCCCGAGGCGGCAGTCAACTACGGGGTGCCTGTTGATGTGCTGGCCGCTGTAGACCGGGCGCTGGCATGAAGGACGCCGGCGGGAGCGTACCGTGCCCAAGCTTGCGGCATCGGGCGCTATCCAAACCCATCGGGAAAGTGCCAAGATTGCGCGGTACAGGCCGCACGTTGGAGGTTCATGGTTGACACTAAAAAAAGAGGGATGGCGTAATCGCATCACCGGGCACGGCGAGGTATCCCCCGAGTCACTGCTAGCCAATCCGCTCAACTGGCGCACCCACCCCAAGCAGCAACGCGACGCACTCGAGGCCGCAATCGATCGCGTCGGCTTCGTGCAGGGCGTGATTGTCAACACCACCACCGGGCACGTCGTCGATGGGCATCTACGGGTTGACCTCGCCATGCAGCGCGACGAACCGCTGATCGCGGTGGACTACGTCGCACTCAGCCCCGAGGACGAGGCGATCGTCCTGGCAACGCTCGATCCACTGTCCGCGCTCGCCGGCAGGGATCAGGCGGTACTCGATGACCTGCTGGCGATGACTGGCGACATCGAGGACGGCCCACTGGCGCAATTGCTCGGGTTCGCTGCCGAGGTGGGATTCCCTGAGATGCCGACAGGTGAGCGTGGGATTAGACAGATGACGTTCACCGTGACCGAGGACCAGCAGGCGATCATCGAAGGCGCGCTATCGGTGGCGAAGTCTGCCGGCGCACACGATCCGAGCGAGACGGGCAACGAGAACAGCAACGGGAACGCGCTGGCGTTCGTATGTGCCGGGTACGAGGCCGCGTGATGGCATCGGCTAAGGACCTCCACGTCGCGCCCATATCGTCCGCTGACGCCCGTAGGTTCGTCCGTGAGCATCACTACTCGGGCAAGGTGACGCAGAACAGCCAGCTACACCTCGGCGCGTTCCTCGACGGGCGGCTGGTGGGCGTGGCGCAGTTCGGGCCACCCTTGGATAAGGGGAAGGTGCTTGGGTTGGTGCGTGATACCCCGTGGAACGGGATGCTGGAATTGAACCGGCTGGTGATGATTGACGACACTCCACGGAACAGCGAGTCGAGGTTCTTGGCGGTGATGGCGCGACTGTTGCGGCAGCATGTGCCCGGTGTGCAGTGGGTGCTGTCATTCGCTGACGGGACGCAGTGCGGCGACGGCACTATCTATCGCGCGGCGGGGTTCGTGCTCACGGCAATCAAGGCGTCGCAGAACTTAGCGCGTCGCTCTGACGGTGTCGTGATCCACAAGATGACACTGGAAAGTAACCCGACTAGCGCGCGGGCGGAGTTGGGCGGGCGGAGCTATTACGATGTCACCGGCGGGCGCTACAATTTCGCCGCTTATGTTTCTGCCGTTGGTGGTTCGATCGTGCCGGGGTTCCAACTGCGATACATCTACTTCATCGACCCCACGGCACGCGCTCGGCTGACCGTGCCCGAGGTGCCGTTCAGCGACATCGAGCGACTAGGTGCCGGGATGTATCTCGGCCAACCACGCGCCGGAAGCATCGCAGTCGATGCGTCACCCGACCAGGGTGAAGAGGGCGGTGCAAGTCCGACCCCGGCGCTCCATACCGAAGCGAGGAAAGCATGACAGCCAAGAAAGCAGCACCGAAGAAGCGCAAGCAGCGCCCCGGCGTCAACGCATGGCGGCCCGCGTTCCTCACCGCGCTGGAGCGGACTGGCAACGTCGCCGCATCCTGCCACGCCTCGGGCACCTCGAGGCAGAACGCATACAAGGCCAAGCGTACCGATCGCGCGTTCGCCCTCGCATGGGAGGATGCGCTAGAGATCGCCGTGGAGCTGCTGGAGGCCGAGGCACGCCGGCGGGCGATGTCAGTCAGTGACACGCTGCTGATCTTCCTGCTCAAGGCGCACAAGCCGGGCATGTACCGCGAGAAGATGGACCTGCGCTTCTACTCAGCCGAGGCCGCGAAGATTGCAGACGAGTACGATCTCGATCCTGCTGACGTGCTCGAGGAAGCCCAGAGGATGCTCAAGGACGCATGACGTTAGCGCGCCCTGAGATCGTCACGATGAAGCTCGCGGCGAAGCGGCTGGCAGAACGTCGCGCAGCTCGAGCCACCCCGGACGGCGGACCCACTACAGACGAACAGCTCCACGCCTGGCTGCTCAAGTCCACCGGCTACTACGTCCCACGCGCAGCCGTCGTCGAGGGCCACCGCTCCCCGTTCGAGCTGATCGCGGATCTGTACTTCAACCGCATCACCGACGCCGTCGCCCTCGCCGGCAGGGAGACGGGCAAGACCACCGACACGGCACTGCTGCACCTCGCGAACGGACGCTGGAAGCCCAACCACGAGACGACGCACTTCGGTAGCACGGGCACGCAGGCCGGACGCTGTGACACCGAGTACGGCAAGGCGCTCCGCTCCCCGAGCTACGACGCAGCCCCACCGAGGCGCCGCGGGAAGCAGGGCGGAGGCAACGAGTACATCTCTGATGATGGGCACGTCGTCTGCGAGATCCTGCCCGGCACCGACACCCAGACCCAGGGCGGCCACCCGCACCTCGTCTCGTTCGATGAGGCGGAGCAGTCCAAGTATCAGCCGTTCGAGAACGCCAAAGGGATGCCGTCCGAGTACCGCCACGGCACAGAACGCGACGTGGGCCAGTTCCTCACGCTGTCCACGCGCCAGTACCGATCAGGGCGGATGCAAGCGATCCTCGACACCGCCCAAGCAGATGGGATACCGATCTATGAGTGGAACGTATTCGAGTCGATGGAGCCATGCGACGGCAAGAAGGGCCGGCACAAATGCAACGGGTGGGAGTGCCCGCTGGCGCTCTGGTGCATGGGCGGTGCCCCGCCTGACGGCTCAGAGGAAGCGGTAGAGGTACCGCACGAGTGCGAGGCAAAGGGACCGGCACACGGGCGCGCCGTACATGCTGATGGATATCGAAGCTACCAGCAGATCCTCACCGTCTTCGGGCGCAACAGCCGGGAGACGTGGGAAGCGCAGCACCTCTGTCTGAGGCCCGAATCATCGAGCCTGATCTACTCCACGTTCAACCGCGCCAACGCGCCCAGTCCCGAGGATGTCTCGTTCTACGTCCCCGGCGATGGCCGGCTGCTGCTCTCTTACGATTGGGGCTGGACAGATCCCACCATCTTGCAGTTCGTGCAGGAGGTGGACGGGCTACGGCCTGACGGCACGATGGGCCTCGCCTGGTACGTGTTCGATGAGATCGTGGATAACGAGCACGACGGGGTGTGGTACGCCGACCGGGTGATTGAGAAGATCTGCAATCTGCCCGACTACAACGGCCCGACGCCGAAGCACTGGGATCAGATGAAGCGAGGCCGCAGGCCGTGGCCGAAGATCTCAGGCTGGCCCGAGGTGTGGCCCGCCGTCGTCGCAGGTGACCCCTCAGCGGTACAGCTCCGCAACGCGCTCAGGGCGTCCGGCCTCGGCGCGCGATCCCCGAGGCGGGTGAAGCACGAGATCGCACAGGGCCAGCAGGTGCTCCGCGCGTTCATCGCCGCTGGTGGTGGACGGCGTCTGTACGTCGATCCCGTGGCCTGCCCCGTCACCGTCACTGCGCTCGAGCGGTACGGCGCCAAGCGGCTGCCTGATGGTAGCTACGGGGAGCTGCCAGATCAGGCGGCAGAGAACCACGTATATTCGCACCCGACGGACGCGCTAAGATACTTGGCATGGACGCAGCGCCGGCGATTCGGTGTGACGGTGGACAATTCACCAGATGAGGATGGGGATGATGAATAACCCACCAGCCATCGGCCTGATGAGCGGTGACCAGGTCGAGCGATTCGCTGCCGGCAGCGATACGCAGTGGGACGGCGTGCCCGGTACGTGGCGCTTGCTGAAAGTGTCGCGCGGCCACATCCCACGCCAGCGCCTCTACAGCTTCGGCCCGACGCTCACCAGTCGAGGCGATCGGTACGTGGTAGGGCTGTATGATATCGGCAAGCACGACGGGCGAGGGATGCAGGCTGAGGACTTGCCGCAGATCCCGCCCGAGGGAGTTGAGCGTGTCGCGATCTGTCAGGTGGTGCCAGCATGACAGCCGCCGACTGCTAGACTCAGGTGGGGTTCGTGGTGCTGCGCCGCCGCTCGAGCCCGTCGCAGCACCCTATCATCAAGGATGACGCATGGCCCTTCCCGCTGACTTCAGATCAGCCGTCAACCGCGCGAAGAATCGCTCCACCAAGCAGCGCATCGTCTCATCTACCGGAGACGGATCATTCCAGACCTTCGGTGATGACTTGCTCGGCCAGACACGAGGCACAGCGCTCAATCGCCGCAAGCAGCGCAACAACCACGACATCGCAGCACTCAACGCATCCGTCTTCTCAGCGATCCGCTGGCGCGAGCAGGCGATCGCTCGCCCTGCCGTCGTGCTGGAGCAGCGCATCGGCAGGGCGTGGACGGAACTAGGCCGCACAGACGAGCCCGGCATCCACCCCCTACTCGACGCGATCCGCTCGGTCAACGCCGGGCTCACGGCACGGCACGGCATGATGGGGATCGAGCGCGGCAAACTCACCAACGGATCACATATCTGGGTGAAGGTGCGCGCAGGCAACCGGCCCAACGGCGAGCCGGTCAGCTTCATCGTCTGGGACACTAGCCGAGTCACCATCTACCCCAAGGCAAATGCATGGTGGGAAGTATCCCACGCCAAGCGCCGCAACGATGACGGCAGCACCACCACCGTCTCAGGCGAGGACCTGATCCTGTTCCGCCACATCGTCGATCCCGCTACCCCGCTCTGGGGCATGACGCCGATCTCCGCGATCCGCATGGACACGGACACCGTGTTTGAGGCGCAGCGGCACAACCTCCGATATTTCGACAACGGCATCCCGGTCGGCCAGGTACTCGTCCCCTCAGACGGGGACAGCGAGATCGACCCGGTCGAGATCAACCGAATGCTTGAGCAGATGCGTACCGAGTGGCAGGGCACCGACAATGCCCACCGCTGGCACATCCTCGAACGAGGACTGAAGCCACTGCTGACGCCGGCGACGATGTCAGACATGCAGTTCGCCGAGCAGATGGCGTGGAGCGTGGAGCAGGTGGCGCGGGCGTTCGAGCTGAGCCCACTGACGCTCAAGGATCTTCGCCGTGCGACGTACTCCAACGCGGATCAGGCCGCCGCCGAGGACTGGACCACGATCCAGAACCAGCTCGACAACACGCTGGACGAACTGAACGAGTTCCTGGTCTGGCCCGACTTCGGTACTGATCTTCGGCTGCGGGGCGACTACGCCGACATCCCCGCACTACAGTCTGACTCCAAGGAGCAGGCCGAGACGGACAAGATCGAACACGACTTCGGCAAGGTGAGCACGAACGAACTGCGCGAACGCGACGGCCTCGAGCCGCTGCCCGGTGGCGACATCCCGCAGCCCGGCCCACGCGTCGAGGCCGTTGGCGCGCTGGTGCGTGCCGGCTTCGATCCAGCGGAGGCGCTACTGGCGCTGGGGTTGCCACCCATCACGCACATCGGCCTGCCGCCGGTCACCGTGCAGGCCGTCCGCGATCCGTCACCACCACCGCCCGAAGATGCGCCCGCACCGCCGCGGAGCCGAGCCATCGAGGAAACACCAAACACCGAGGACGCGCCGAAGTTGCTGAGCGCCGAGGTACGGCTCCGCACCGCATGGGGCAAGCGGCTCAGGGCAGAGATGCAGCGCATTCTCGACAGCATCACCGACGAGACGGAACGCGGGCGAGCAGTCGCGGACGTGGACGTAGAGGCGATGAACTGGGACTGGCAGGACCGCTACTTCGATGACGTCGCGAGCGAGCTGTCACAGGTACACGCCACCGTGCTCGCTGGTGAATCGTTCCTCACGACGCCACTGCTGGAGGCGCATCAGGTCGCCAACTCTTACGCCGCAGCCCGTAGCGCGGAACTGCTGAGCCTCGAAGGTTCGGTCTCCGTGGTGCGAACGACTCGACTGGCGATGCGCCGGCTGATCGGCACGGCGATGGAAAGCAACTGGACGGTACGCCAACTCAAGAACGCGATCCGTGATTCGTTCGAGTTCTCACCGAGCCGGTCAGAGATGATCGCCCGTACCGAGATCGCAGCCAGCCAGGGCAAGGGCGCGAACCAAGCAGCACGCACGCAGGGCCGCGACGAGAAGCGCTGGTTCACTGCGCGAGATGAGCGGGTGGACGGCGGAGACGCTTCCGGCCCGTGCATCGAGGCGCAGCGCGACGGCTGGATCAGCATCGAGCAATCATTCAACAATGGACGCGACACTGTACCCGCACACCCCCGATGTAGGTGCGACGTCGAGTACAGAACCAGCCGCTTGCAGCCATGACGACGCAGCATCAGACCGTGACGGCGCCTCGGTGCTGCGGTACGTGGCGCGGCCAGCCATGTCGCAAGCAATGGGCCGCGAGCGTGACGACGCCGTTCAAGTGGACGTGCCCGAGGTGTGGCACCCTCAACACCGCCTGATCCCAAGTCTTACAGTATTCGCCCATCGCGGTATTCGTGCCGTATACGGGTTGCGCATACGGAACGGGCTAGGTAAGATTCCCCTATCGACCAAGAGCACAGGAGCACCAAGATGACCGACACAAACCGCGAACTCACCGCCTCCATCTCCGACGCCTACGCCGCCCTCGCCGCCGCCGCCGCCCGCGACGCCAACGCCGCCCTCGCCGCCGCCCGCGCCGAGGACGCCCTCGCCGGTCGCGAACTCACCGCCTCCAACGCCCGCGAACTCACCGCCGCCAGCGCCGCCTACCAAGTCGCCCGCGACGCCGCCCGCGCCGTCTACGACGCCGCCAATGACCGCGCCGAGGCCGCCTACGCCGCATGGTCCGCCGCCGACCGCGCCCACCACTACGAAATGAAGCGACTCAAGATTCGGTTCGCCCTCGAAACGTATCCACTCGCAGCGAGCGAGCGAGCAAGCCTCGCCGTCGTCGGGTCGCTGACCGTGTACGCCGCCGCGCTCAACGACGCCGAGAAAGCACTAGCCATCGCCGAAGACGTCAACAACGGCTAACAAGCCGCCCGAGCCGGGGCGGACTCCCCGGCACCGCGACCAAGAGCACAGAGCACCGGAGCACACAAGATGACCGACACGACCAGCGACGCCCGCGACGCCCGCGCCGTCTACCGCGACGCCCGCGACGCCCTCTACGCCAGCGACGCCGCCTACCGCGCCGCCCTCGCCGCCTACCGCGCCGCCCTCGACGCCTACCGCGCCGCCCGCGACGCCCGCGACGCCCGCGACGCCCGCGCCGTCTACCGCGACGCCCGCGACGCCCTCTACGCCAGCGACGCCGCCTACCGCGCCGCCCTCGCCGCCTACCGCGACGCCCTCGACGCCGAGGACGCCTACCGCGACGCCCGCGACGCCTTCCCCGCCTACCGCGACGCCCTCGACGCCTACGACGCCTTCCCCGCCTACCGCGACGCCCTCGACGCCTACGTCGCAGCCAAAGCCGCCAAAGCCGCCAACGGATAGCACCAACGCCGAGCCGGGGCGGCCTCCCCGGCACGCACCCCAGAAACCCAGCGGCCAAAGGCAAGGATCGAACGACATGCCCACCAAGAAAAACATCGCCCTCTCCGCCCTCGCCGCCTACCGCACCGTTCGGATCGCGCGAGAGATTGCCGAGCGCGACCTCGAAGGCGCAGAGGACGCACTCGACGCCGCCCGCGCCGCCCACCGCGACGCCGCCTATTCCGCCCGAGACGCCCGCGCCGCCGCCCGCGCCGCCCTCGATGCTCTAGGCTCCGCCGTCGCCGCCCGCGACGCCGACGAGGACGCCGCCGAGGACGCCTACCGCGACGCCCTCGACGCCTACGTCGCAGCCAAAGCCGCCAACGGATAGCACCAACGCCGAGCCGGGGCGGTAGACCTCGGCACTAGAGCACAGGAGCACACAGCCATGACATTCGCCAAGAACCTCCACCGCTGGCGCAGCAAGCGCGGCTACTCCATGCAAGACCTCGCGGAACTGTCGGGCGTAGCTAAGAGCCACATCAGCCGTATCGAGGCTGGACAATGCTCGCCCACGCTCGCCCGCGCCGCGCAACTCTCCAAGGCGCTCGCTGTGTCGCTCGCCAAGATGGTGTAGATGATTGAACTATTGATTGCCGGTGTTAGTGCCTGGCTGCTTGTAGCTGTGGTGTCGTGCTCGGTGCTCTGGTGGCGGCTTCGGGATATTCGGTTGATATGGGCGGTCGAAGACCGGGTGATTGAAATTAGAATGACGATCGTCGATCGTCTATCGCCGGCCTTGCGGGGTGCGGCACAAGCGCTCGACCGGTTTGCTATCGCTCACGCGGATACCGACGATGATTAGGTACGTGGCTGCGATGCTGCTGGTGATGGTCCGCCGCACCTCGTGACTGTCGTTCATTTAGTCGTCACGCCGTACTCTCCGCGTCACTCCAGAGGCCGCCCAGTCTAGCAGGGATGCGGTGGCCTCCCATTTCTGCCATAATGCACATGGGTATTAGCACCTAACAGATCGCACAGAGGCCGGAGAGTCCCGCGAGGATGCGGGGCCATGTGGATTTCCGAGTCCGATCTTTCCTTCCCAACGCAACCGATTTCAAGGCCCGCCAGCTTGTGCCGGACTTCGCTGCCGGCCACGTTCCCGTCGTCATCAGCTCCGGTGAGCGTGCCCGTGACGGGTTCGTGCTGGAGCAGAAGGGCCTCGAGTTTGAACGATTCCGTGCCAACCCTGTCGTCTTGCTGAACCACGATGATGGTTCGGGCGGGATGCTCGGGGGTGGTTCGAGCGCACTCCCCATTGCTCGATCTCGTGATGAACAGCGCGACTCTGAGCGCGACATCACGACGGCAGTGGCTGACTTCGACATGGACGACGAACTCGCGGTGCGCGTGCTCGGCAAGATCGAGCGCGGCTTCATCAACTCCACCTCGATCCGTTGGATTCCGCTAGAGCACCGCATCGACCGCGTGAAGCGCGACGGAGCCGACGAGACGGAGCCGGTGATTGTGTTCACGCGCTCCGAGGTGCTGGAGTGGTCGTTCGTCCCGATCCCCTCAGATACGAAGGCGGTAGTGCTGCGCAGCGACGGCTCGGCGAGTTCGTTCTGCTTCGACGAAGCCTGCTCGCTTCTAGATGACCCGCTCCGCACCCCCGACAAGTTCGATCCGATGTCCCTGGTAGACGTCGTTGACGCTGCGCACGCATTGATCGAAGGCCGCTCCGAGCCCGTCTTTACGGCAGTGGAGCAACAGGCCGCAGCCCGTCTTTACGGGACGATCAACGGGCGAGTGTTGCAGACGCGGCAACTACCGAGCCGGGCAACGGATGAAATATCAACAGTGCTCAACGACCTCGTGCCCCTGTTCAGGGACGCAGTCGGAGTGCTCACCAAGAAAGACTAACCCAATGACTCTCGCACAGGCCCGAGCGCACTTCGGCTTCGCGGAGGACGTCTCTGAAGAGATCGTCCGCACCGCCGCAGCCGGCGCCAAGATTGAGATCGCCGACGAAGAGGCACCGGAAGACCTCGGCACGCTTGCTGAGATCGCCCGCTCGCTGCGCGAGGCCATCACCACCGCTGGTGAACAGGCCACCGAAACGCAGACGGACGCGCTGACGCGCATCCAGGACCAGATGACGGTACTGTCGACGAAGCTCGACGAGCAGAACGCCGGCACCCCGTCCATGATGCAGACGCTCCGCGCGACGTCTCGCCCGTACTGGGAGGACACGCAGGAGTGGACCCGAGCCGACTACGAGCTTGGGATGCTGCTGTTCGAGTCCACGCACACGATGAACGTCCGCGCTCCGCGGCTCACCCCGCCCGAGCAGTTCATCCGTGCCGCCAACGCGCACATCTTCGAGGGCGACGCGCCCCCGCCGTGGCACGCTGACGCCAAGGGCAACCCGGTCCGCGCGATGGAGCCATACAGTCTCAACACTGGCGAGTTCGCCCGTGCATCGGACACTGCCGAGAGCGGCAACGGTTCCAACTTCATCGGCCAGCAGTACGTCTCCGACCTGTGGACCGCCGTGCGAGCGCTCGACCCGCTGGTGCAGCGCATCCGCACGATCCCGCAGACGGACGCCACCACGACGATCCCGACAGACGGCGCACTGCCCGAGATGCTGTTTGTTTCTGAGTCCACTGCGGACGCGGCGACGGCGTACACGGTCAGCGACCCGACGACGGCGAGCCGTGATCTGACTGCCAAGAAGTTCACCATCCAGCAGATCTGGTCAGGCGAACTGAACGAGGACTCCATCATCGCGTGGACGCCGTTCATCAGGAGCCAGCTCGCGGAATCCACCGCGCAGCACCTTGGTTCGGCCATGCTGAATGGCGACACCACGAACGCGGCCACCGGCAACATCAACAGCGATGACGCTGACCCGGCAGACACGAAGCACTACCTGGCATGGGATGGCATCCGCCATTACTTCCTCGTGGACTCGACGAGTTCCGGGATCAACGCAGCCGGTGCGATCACTCGTGCCGACCTGTTGAAGGCTCGCGGCAAGCTCGCGGTCAACTCGGCTGACGACATCGATGCCGCGGTTGGGAACATCAACTGGGGCCGCACGGCTTCAGAGATGCTCTACATCGCGGACTTCGACACGCTGATGGCACTGCACGACCTCGAGGGCTTCCGAACCGTGGACGAGTACGGCGCACAGGCGACCGTGGTTGTTGGCGAACTCGGGCGCGCGAACGGTGTGCCGATTGTCAGCCCGGGCTACGCCTCCCGCACGGAAGCGGACGGCAAGGCGTCGGGCACGGCAACGAGCAACACGCTCGGTCAGGTCACGGCAACCAACCCGCAGGGCTGGGTGCGTGGCGTGCGTCGAGACGTGGAGCTGTACTTCGACCGCATCCAGCGGACCGATCAGTACCTCATGGAGCTGTACACGCGGCAGTCGTTCCAGCGCTTCGGCGGGAACGTCGCCAGCGGCATTTACAACATCGACGTGAGCGCATACGCCTAGTCGATAGCGAACAGGCCTTGCCTCCGGCGGCGGAATGAACCCCACGTCGTCGGGGGCAGGGAACCAACACATAGCAGGGGGCACGGCCCCAGGCGGAAGGATTGCAGGCTATGGCACGGATCAACGGAATCAACAAGGCTGTCCCACGCGGGATCGACAAGCTCACCGGCTCCATCTACGGAGCGCACCCAAACCAGCAGGTCCAAGACCTGATGCTGATGAACGACCTGAACCACCACCAGCAGGCAGAGCACTTCGGGAACGTCGCGGACGTTGCGGTGGTGTCCGGCACTGCGGCAGCGGTCACCACCCCGGGCGGGTTCCGCCTGTTCGGGCAGGGCCTCGCCGAGTCTGCAGATTCGGGCATGGTGGTCACGGCTGGCCTTGACGGTCAGCGCATGAGCACCACGAACGAGGACGCGCACACGATCGCGATCGGCAGCAACGTGTTCCTACAGCCGGACACCCACGGCCCGTTCACGTTCTCGGCCCTGTTCCAGTTCGTCAACCAGATCACCACCACGGCTGCCTTCATTGGATTCTGTGGTACGGCATCGGATGCACTCGACCCGCGCGTGACGGGCGCCACAACGGTGCTCACGCTGGTTGACGACGACGTGGCCGGGCTGTTCTTCGACTCGCAGTTGACCGACGGCGATCGCTGGATGGTCCCCCACAACAAGAGCAACGCAGCCGCCACTATCGCGACTACTGCGGCAGGGGTGGACACCGGCAAGAACGTCGTGCTCGCCACGTACACGCTCGCAACGGTGACCGTGGACAAGAGCGGCAACCTGGCGTGGAGCCTGTCGGACTCCACCGGTAACAAGTCGGGCGGCATCGCTGGCGCACTGGACGCGGACGAGGAACACGCTGCGGTCTTCTACGTTGAGAGCGCCGGCACTGCGGCAATCAGGGACGTGGACGTGTACGCGGTCAGCTTGGATTACTACCACAGCTTGAGCTAGGGGGTTCGATGACCAAGACATTGAGAGTAACGGCCCGATACCGGAACACGCAGATGCGCGTGGACTGGGCCGCAGGCCGGATCGATTCGTTCCCGGACGCAACTGCGGCGTACCTGCTGCGGGATGCGCCGGGCTCGTTCGAGGACGTGGACCCGGCTGCGCTCGAGGCTGCTGACGCAGTGCGTGAGGCGGCACTGGTTGAGGCATACGGAGTGAACCAGCAGGTAGTCGTCGAGGGGGCCGAAGAGGTACCAGACGAGCCCGAGGTACCAGACGAGCCCGAGGTACCAGACGAGTTGGACTCGATGAGTCTCGCCGAAGTCCGAGAATACGCGAAACAGCACAGCGTAGAGCTCTCGGGATTGCGAAGAAAACAGGATGTGGTCGCGGCTGTCCGCGCTGCCGGGAGGTAGTGACACATGGCATTCATCGCACGAGAGCACGGGCATCTACAGCAGGCGCTCGGCACCACGAAGTTGAGCTACTGGCCGTTCGTGGAGTCGTTGGGCGTACTCGTCACCGGCATCACGGCTGGCACGGATCTTATTCCGTCCGAGACGTCAGCCGCAGCCGAGGCGCTGGAGGATGACTTCAGCCCCCTCGATCACCGGAACGGGGTGCACTCTTACCACTTCAACGCGGTGGGGGATCACCACCTCGCCGGCGGGGATCACGCTGACTACTCGCACGGGAACGGGACTGTTGATTCGGCGGCATCGTGGTTCGCGTGGATTCTCCCAACCGACATTGCGACGACCTCGATCATGGCAAAGTACGACTCCGCGGGGAACCTCGAGGAGTGGAAGTGGGGCATCGACGGCTCGGGGCAACTCGAGCTAGAGCTGCACGACGCGAGCGCTTCGGCCTCTGAGATCGGCGCGTCTACGTCTGTTCTGGAGTACGGGATATGGCAGTTCGTCTGCACCACGTACGACGGCACCGAGACGGCGCCCGTGGTGACGCACTACATCTCGGACGGTTCAGCACTTCCGACTGATGCAGGAGACGGCACCACCACCGAATCAGGCGCATACGTGGCGATGGAAAACACCGCCGCTCCGCTGACGATCGGGTGTGCCGGCGTGAGCGCGCTACCGACCGAGGAGTTCACGGGGCGGATCGCGTTCCCGGGCATGACTGGCAAGGCGCTGACGGCTGTTGAAGTCGAGGGCGTTTACCGAATCACCAAGCGGCTGCTGGGACTGTAGGGGCGCTATCGAGTAGCTACACAGTAACAAGATAGACGCGCTCCCCCGTAGAAAGCATCGGAGGCAGTGTGAACAGATACACCACACGCGAGATTGTGAAAGCGGCTGCGGGCATTACTGGCAGCCGCTTCGACGCATCCGTGGATCAGGGCATCGAGTCCGCCTCCCGCCAGATCGACGACGCGACGCACACCTGGTTCATCCCGAAGATCGAGACGCGCAAGTTTGACGCCGTGTGGCCGGTGATCGTGGGCAACACTATCACCTTCGACTCATGGCTCCAGAGCGTGACCACGTTCACCGACGAGGGCGACAACGCCGCCAGCATCACCTCGACCGACTACCGGCTGCTACCTGAGAACGACGGCCCGCCGTACTACGCCGCGGAGATCCTGACCGACGTGGCTGGCGCCGAGTTCAAGGCAGACCCGGACACCTTGCAGCAATCGTTTCGCATCACTGGCCCGTGGTCGGCCTACTCGTCCACCGCTGCCGCTACATCGCTCTCAGCGGCTATCTCTGACACGTCAGGGACGGTAGTGGATATCAAGGACTCCAGCACCGTAGACGTGGGCGACACCATCCTAGTGGGCTCTGAGCAGATGTTCGTTTCTGAGCGCGTATCGGTAGCACTCGCAGCCGCAGCGCAGCTCTCGGACGCGCTGCTGGCCGACCTCACTGACAAGTCGCTCGGCGTCGATGACCCGACCGACGATCTCCAGGTGGGGGAGATCATCCTGGTCAACGCGGAGCAGATGCGGATCACCTCGTTCTCCTCGGCAACGGCGCTGACGATCGAGCGTGCAGTCAACGGCACCACGCTCGCGGCGCACTCAATCAACGACCCGATCTACGTCGAACGTCGGCTGACGGTAGTGCGAGGCGTGAACGGCACGACTGCGGCCACCGCGCTCGATGATGCGGTGGTGACCAAGTACCAGCCGCCATTCGATATCCGCGCACTTGCCACCGCGCTCGCGGTGGACGAGTTCAAGCAGGGTCAGGCCGGCTGGGGCCGCGAGGTGGGCCGTGGCGAGAGTGCGCGAGAGTTCAGCGGCACGGCTATCGCGAAGCTGCGGAAGCGCGTCGTTCGGGCGCACAGGCGGAATGTGACGGTGTCCATATGACCGTCGGCATGGGCATCCACGTAGTCACCTCGGGGCCATTCTTCACGGGCGCGACGCAGCGCCAGATCGAGCATGCGTTGCGCGACACGTTGCAGGACGTCACCGAGCGCGGGGAGTCGATCACTAAGCGGCAACTCTTCCCCGGTCACGGCTTCGTCACGGGCACGCTCAGGCGCTCGATCGCGGGCGAGGTGATCAACAGCCGGAACACGCTGGTGAAGACGAACGTGGTGTACGGCGCGTGGATTGAGGGAACCAGCAGGCGCAACGCGACGACCCGGTTCAAGGGCTACCACATGTTCCGCAAGGCGACGCAGTCGCTCAACCGCTCATGGCCGCGCCTGCTGTCGCGGCACCTCGGGCGGCGGCGCCGCTGATGGCGCTCAACAGCGGCGCCACCCTGGACGCGATCGCGTCGCTGATCTCGGGCTCGGGCTATGCAGTGCCGGCCGGAGGCGACGGGTACATCGGCGATCCCAAGGGACCGCCCGACGCGCAACCCTCGGGCAAGTATCCGGTCTCGGTGCGGCTCACCTCGGCGTCGATTGAGGGTCTCAAGCACGACGGCTCAACGACCGAGCAGCACACCGTCACCGTCACCGTCTACGGCGCGTTCATCGACAGCGACGGCGTGGTTGAGCGGCGGCTGAGTGACGCGGTGAACAAGCTAATGGCGAAGCTCACCAGCGACGCCGACCTCGGCGTGAACATCAGACACATCGACGTGGCCGGCATCCTCGGGCCGCGCATGGGCGTGGAGTACGGCTATAAGGACATCTCGGGTACCCAATTCCGGGTGGCGGAGATCCAGGTGCCGATGGTGGTTGACGGCAACATGACGGTTACAGCGTAGGAGATGGCGATGCCGACAAGATCAAAGGCGGGCGTTGTACTGAACCCGCGGAACATCCCGAAGAAGACTCCGATCCTGACCGAAGGGGATCGGTCGTTCTTCGAGGGCGACAAGGTAACCACCGCGGACCTGTCCGATTGGGCCGGCCTCGTGGAGCGCGGGTTTGTGAGGGTGATCTAGATGTCAATAAAGTCGGGATTGAACCAGCGATTTTACGTTCACGGAAACGACCTCAGCGGTGACGTCGCGTCGATCACCACCGCCGAGGGAATGTTCGACGAGTACGACATCACCGACATCACCAAGGTGGCGCACGCGCGGATTTTGGGACAGGCATCTGGGCGCATGGAGTGGTCGTCATTCTTCAACGACGCGGCCGGCCAGTCGCACGCTGTGCTATCGGCAATGCCGCTGACCGATGTCGTGGTGACGTGGTTGCTGGGCACTGCCCTGGGCGATCCCACGTTCTCGCTTGTGTCGAAACTCGCCAGCGCCTACGCGCCGACACGTGCCCGTGATGGCTCGATGGACATCTCCGCACGCGCTGAGGGCTCTGCTGGGGCGCCGCTCGAGGAAGGTGTCGCGCTGACGGCAGCGGACGACACGTTCTCAAGCGCGTCGAGCGCCACGAGCATTGATCAGACAGCGCAGACGACGCTCGGCGCCACGGCGGTGTGCCATGTTCTCAGCATCGGATCAGGCACGCCGACGATCTTGATCGAGGACAGCGCCAACAATTCGTCATGGGCAACGCTACTGACCTTCGGGGCGCAAGCGGTGAACACCGGGAAGCGTGTCACCAGTACCGCCACCGTGGATCGTTACGTGAGGATCACCACCACCGGCACCTTTACCGATTGCGTCGTCGTGGTCACGCTCCGCCGCGGCCTCACCGGGGATGTGGTGGATCTATCGTGAGCCCAAACAGACGCACCGATCGCGCTCAATTCTACTCGACGGTCCGCCCGCTCAAGACGCGGGTGGCTGCCTGTGAGGAGTTTGAGTGCGACGAGTGGGCTAACGGGTACGTCGTGTCGATCCCGTTCGAGCGGGCGTCACTGATGGCCGATGTGAAGGAATCGGGGCGGATGTTCGCGGAGTTCTGGATCGCTGATGGCGAGGTGAAGGTGATCGA